ACCAATTTGTTTTGATTGCTGCCTAGAATAATCAATTGAATAGTCAAAAGTCTGGGCTATCTTATGTAGTTTTAAACCCTTAGTAACAGTAGAGAAAGCTGTGGTGGCGTTTTGAACTGCTACAATTGCATTATTACTTCTTATTATATTCCTAGCCATATTAAGTTCCTGTTGGAATTACGCCCATAGGGTCTTCTTTGAGATCTACGCTTAAAGTATTTGAATTCGCGTAGTTCCATGTATGAGTCCACTTCGGGCTATAATAAACTTTGGGCCTATTATAAACAGAAGGTATCTGATGCTTAAACCTTCTATATCCACCTTTACTTTCTAAGAAATGGATCATAGTCTTTAACTGTTTATCGGGGATATTGTTAAAGCTGTAACTCATATCAAATGTTGCGATATTATCGTTAGTCTTAAACCTTTGAGTGAAAGAGTTTTTGTATTCTAATTTATCAGCTTTAATTTGCACATCATTTTGAGTTCCAATATCAGGCTCGAAAAAGAAATCTTGAGTCCACATTGAATTCGCTCCTGTAGGAGAATTCGACGCTGTCGAACTATGATCTCCAGTGCAGTAGTAGAAATTGTCTAGTTTGTTTTGGCTAATTCCTGTATATGCAATATCATATTCCTTATAAGAAGCGGAGTAACTATAATCATCAAAATCTAAGTTAGGGAAACACCCCATACCAGACCATTTAAGTAAAGTCGGAGCGTGGTCTACCGTCAAACTAGTCGCAACTTCGAAGTGCTGATTATTAACAAAATTAATTGCATAATTATCGCAAAACCCAGAGACTGTTTTATAGATCCCTGAGTTATCAGGAGTAAACCCTATAGGCAAATACCCAGATTGAGCTTCAAAAAAGTTTGCTAGTTTTTTAGCATTTGTTTCATTAACCTCATATTTTAAAGCAAACCTTGCTATTAAACTATTAACCGAAAGAGGTATTAAGTTATAATAAAAATCATCAGTAACATAACTATGATTTTTAGCCTGAAACTCTACCGTAGATCCATAAACTGGCGTGAGGTTAAGATCAGACAACTCTGATGGCGAAGTTATGCCGCTAATATTCCGATCTCTGTTATAAAATAAGTCTTCACTCATGAGTGTCCAATATAGTTAAGGGTTAATCTTACAGATCCATCAGCAGAAGCGTTAAGTTGCTCAGACACTAAAGAAGCGTTTGGAACAGTCAACGTTTGTAGGGCAGTCCCGTCTCTTCCCTTTACAGAAAAAGATAGATTTTTATCAGATCGGCCTTCTTCAAAAAAACTAAATCCACTAGCTAAAAAGATATCATCTACATCTATCTGGACAGCAGCTGTATACTCTATAGGGTTTATATGTTTTACCTCGACAGGAGTTTCCGATCCTATGGTATAATATGGAATCTTTTTTATAGATAAAGAATAATCAAAACCCAAAACTCTATTAGTTGTGCTATGATCACATGTGGCAGTTATAGATCCTTGGCTTGGTATATCTATAGTAGTCGGAGTCGTCCCTGTAGCATTAACCCCGCTTTTCATTTCGTCATAAACGGCAAAACTAGCATTGACTTTCGGAACAGATCCGACAGCACAGTTAACAGAGTAAGAAGTTAGATAACCACTTTGAAATCCATAAGAAGCGTTATTATTATAATTAAAACTCCCTTTCATTACTTTGGATTCTCCAGTAAAGATTAAAACTGGATCATCATAAATTAATGATCTAGAAAAAGAAACTGTTTGATTGGTGGCTCCAGCTACAGTAGTTACTCCCCTAACAGAACCTAATGGTTTAGCCGTATTAGAAGAATTCTGATATCCGATATCAAGAGAATTAACCCCAGAAAGCTCTCTAGCCGAAAGGATTGCGTCCACCCCCGATATAAAGAAGTGAGAGTCGTAATTTAGTGTTGTTCCGTACATTATGCTCTAGCTTGTCTTAGTGATCCTCCTAGTCTTTTCTCGTCATCTATAACTTGTTTGACTACGTCTTTTATTCTAGTCGCTAATGATGTCTGCTGGTCGTCCCCGCCACTTTGAGTGTCAGATGACCCATCAGAGTTAACGGTGATATTAATAATGGTCTCTCCAGAATTATCAGAAACAGAAATTAGCTCATCTAGTTTGCTAACTATATCTCCAGATCCTCCATCCGCTCCTGAATTTAAAGCGTTAAGATTTCCTGCACCTATCTTCTGAGTCGCAGCAGCGTTCATAACAAACTCACCCCCAGATAACATTGAAGGAATGGTGTCTACTCCAGCTGCATTTGGTATAGCTCCTCCAGTAGCGGTAAATGCATATCCATTATCATATTGAGTCGGGTCTGAGTAGTCTTGTGTTATATCAGCTGTTGGACTTTTTTTACCAAATTTAGATGTTAGAGCGCTGAACCCAGCAGAAGCTACTGCTCCGACAAAGGCGTTTTTGAAAGCTTTTTTGCCTTCTCTTTTTTGTTTCCTAGCTGCTTCTTCTTTTTGTATTTGCTGCGTAAATAATCCAAATGCATCCTGCTTGGATGCTTGCTCTCTTTGAAACGCTGGGCTATTCCTTCTACCAAACATAGTAAGAGCTGCACTTTGAGGTTCTAAATTAACAGATGCAGATCCTGAACCGTAAGAAAACCTATCAGAATCTCCCTTAGTAAAAGATTGTGTAGCAAAATCAAGCAGATTGCTTTTCCCTTTTATTTCTTCTTGTCCGTAAGTTCCTGGAGTGAATAAACCTCCTCTAGCCATAGCTGGAATTTTACCTGAGTTTAAAGAATCCATAAAGCTAGGCCCATACTTCTGGACTGCGCTTTTTCTCATTACAAACTCACCGCCCATAAGTAAAGAGGGGACATCGTCTTTAGATCCTGATCCTCCTGTAACTGGTCCTCCAGCAGCTCGTCCTGTGAATTTTGATCCAATATTTTTGACAAAGTCTGAAGACGTAATATTCTGAAATGCAGCCTTCAGATTGCTAGAAGCTTGTTGATTAAAGAAATTAGCCCCAGCTTGTCTTAAAGTATCACCAAGGTCTTGCCCTTTAGATATAGCATCTACTAAACCATCACTAATTGTGTCTACAAATGTCCTAGCGTTTTGCACTAGAGACTTATCCAAGCCTTCCTGTATTTCTTTTTGGGTAAAGACAAATTCATTTTCAAACAATTCAGCTCTAGATGTGCCAATTGCTAATCTTTGCCTTTCTAATTCTACTAGCTTAGCTCTGAGGGGAATAAGTCTACCTGTAGCGTCTTCGCCATCTTTTGTTAATTCAACTTCTTCTGTTTTTAATTTCAATACTTCATCTAGAATGTCTTTTTCTTTTATCGCAGCCCTGCGTTCTACACTAGTTCTAGCTAGTGTTATCTTATCTGTGGCCCCTCGCAAAGCAACACTATCTGAAGCTCTAGATACTCCTCCTGCGCTTCTGTCTTTGTCGGCAGCGGCTGTAAATAATCTATCATCAATATTGCTAATAATACCGCCACTATCTTTCGCAGCGAGCAGCCCAAATTTTAAGCTTTCTGCAGACTCTCTTAAGTTGTCTGTGAAATCTTTTAATAGCTGAGAATACATCTTAAATGCTCCAGCCATACCAACCCCTTTACCTGCGAGGTCTTGTTTGAGACCCTCGTCCGCCCCCAAAGCTTCTCTTTCTTTCTGGAGTCTTTCGAGTTTAGCTTTCTTTTCGTCAGTAGCTAATTTCGCACCCGTGGTGACGGTTGGCGGCTCTGACCTCGCAAGAAGGCGTGGAACCCCATCAGGGAGCTTTGGAAACATCAAGGAGGGGGTCGTCGGTTTAGTGTCATTAGTTTCCAACCCTTCTACTACGTCAAAGAAATCAAACGCCTTCCCTATATCTTTGATGTCTTTTATTGATGCAATTACATCCCTTATTTTGTCCTCCAAATCAGGCATCACCTTTATTAATCCCAATAAGCTTCCTTTCGTCTCTTCTACAACTTCATTGTCTTTTTTTTCTATATTTATAACACTTTGTCTATCTACAAAACCTTTCTCAGCTTTCGCTGCACCTACAGCACCAATGAAAGGGTTATTGATCGAAAAAGATTGTTTGTCCCTATCTAATTCTCTTTGGGAATCTCCTATCTTGACAGTATTTGCCGTTTTTTTTCTAAAAGAAGCTGTAGCTAAAGCTTTTGAAATATTATTAATACGTTCTGCGCTTTCAGCGTCCAAGAGGTTTTGTTCTTTAGTATATCCCAAATTGACTTTTCTTTGCGTCCCTTCTTCAACAACCTTACGGACTTGTGCGGTCATTAACCCCTCGGAAGCTTTAATAGTCGCTTCGCTTTTCCCTAATGTCTTCAAAGTCATTTCGAGAAGAGTGTTTCTTTTACTTGCATTACTTAAGTCATCTAAATCAGCGTCCGCAAAAGCTTTTGCTACAGCAGTTATCTCAGTTTGGTCCAAGACTATTTGAGAACCCTCTTTATTCACCTGATCTTTTATTAAATCTGCAAGATCAGAATTGATAGTCACATCTTCTTTAGATAAAGCTATTTTGTGCTGTAATTTAACAATCCCGACTTGACTTAGCGAATTGTTTCTCTTGGCTAAAGCCAAAGTCTTTTCATCAAACGTAAGAGCTTTCGCTCTTAGTTTCATCAATTCAATTTGCATAGAGAGTTCTGTTTTTGCCGTGTCTACTTTTACTTTGTCTATATTTTTAGATACATCACCACCTGCTTTCCCACCTTCTTTTAATGCCCCTTGTAAAGCGGCCAAGGTCAAATTTTCAACAGCGGGTGGCATTTCCCCTACAAAACCTTCAGGACGGGGTGTTGTGCCTCTGGCTCTATCTATTACTTCCTGTTTCCCTTTTTCGTTCTCTTCGGGTGTTAACTTCCCTGCTAACGCCAATTTTTGAGTTTCTGTGATTCCCGCTATAAATTTATCTTGGATTCCTGAATAGTCTATAAAGGTCAGATCTTCTAAAGCTTCGTTAACCCTCTTTGCGACATTGTTCGTCACCATCTCTTTACTGCTAGTGCCATATTCATCAGCAATTCCACCTTCCGAAGCAGCGGCAGCCTCCATGCCAGCGATTATTTTTTCTATAGCTTTTTGAGTAGCTCCAGCATCTAACGCCTCATTAATGAGCTTAACAGTAGAAGCTTTTTGTTCTTTATCTTTAGACCCTCGGAAATCTAACTTTTCGACACGACTCTTAAAGAAATTTGTTATATCTACGTTTTCTTCTTTAAATTTTTCTTTATCTTCTATTTTTATTTCAGATAATTCTCTTGCTGCATTTTTTGCAGCACTTGCCAAAAGTATTTGATTATTTTCTAAATTTGCCGTAGTGCCATTTAGATTATTAAACAATTTATTTATCCCCCATCCAACGGCGATTAACGCAGCAATTGGGGCGATAGCCGACACTAATGCTCCACCAAAAACTGTTAATGCCCCTCCAACGACTTTTAATGGCCCCATTATTGATCGAGCTTGTATTCCTCTAGCGAGCTGGACTCCAGTGGGAGACCTCACTCCTTTAAGATTAGATCTACCCGACGTTATCATACCTCTTCCTGCCTCCATCATACTTCCGCCTTTCGCCCCTATTGAGCCTCCACCCACAATAGATTTTAATACATTTCCAAGTCCACCCAAAGATGAAGTCACCATCATTCCAGTGATCGCAAGATTGAGAGCTGTAAAAGCTCCTTGTAACTTTTTGCTTTCGCCTTCGGTTTGCGACAACTGACCTTGAAGCATTGAAAAAGCCATTTGCACTGCCATCAGCGTCATGACAACTCCTCCGCCCATTCCAGCGGGTGCAGCGGGTGCAGCTGGTGAAGCAAAGTTAGGTATAGCCCCAGTAGGTTCGTCTCTAGTGTTAGTAACGGCTAACCCCATTGGGTTACCAGCGTTTCTAAGTTTCGGACTTTGGTTTACGCGGATTTGGTTTACTGGTAAACCAGCAGCTTGTTCTCTTCCGATAGCATCTTGAAGAGGATTAGCAAAATTAGGAATGTATCCTCCAGCAAAATTAGGAAGCCCCTGTTGCGTTCTCAAATTTCTTAATCCGCCGACAGTTATTCTGCCTCCCAATATTCTTTGAAGCGCCTGAAATCCTACTTTTTTACCGTCTGGGCCTACAATCCCATTCATTCTATTTCCTATTGTGCTTTCCTGAACTCGAGCGCCTAACTCGGTATTTCGAGTCCCTGTTTGTTTCCCGTCTTTATTGTAAATGGGGACTGTTTCCTTATAATCAGCTACAACACCTCCACCGAATAATACGTCATAAAACTTTATAGCAGCAGCTTTAGCTAATGAGCTGTTAGCTTTGACTTCTGCCCCCAGAGTGCCTTTGCCCTCAGTTTCAAACATGTCAAAAAGTTTTGCCTCATAAGGTAAATCTATTCTAGAAGTAGAAGTTCTAGTTGCGTAGTCATCAAATTTTTTATCAGATAAAACGCCACTTAAAGCCACTTCAAAAATAGTCCCAGACATACCTTCGAAAGCTCCTGGGTTAAACAATTCTTTTATTTTAGCCTTGCTTACATTAGGCACTCCACTTTTTGGGGCTAAGCTTTTAGCAAAGTCCAGCGCTGTTGTCGTAGAAGAGTTAGATAATTTTTCCCTAATAATTTTTATAGATAAAGGGCTTTCATTTTTATTAGTGCCTTTTATACCTAACTTATACTCAGGGACCTTAACTTCTCGCAAACCATGTAATTTATTTTTCGTAGCCTCCGCTCTACTCGCATAAGCTGCTGTTTTACCAGCTTTCTTACCAGCATAAAACGTTTTCAGTGTATCTTCCCCTCTACCTTCTTTTTCGTTACCAGAGAACATAACAAGATCTCTGTTCTTATTAAGGGGAGGGAGCTTCTCTTTGGACTTATCAACGGGGGCAGCGGTAGCTTTTTTGGCAAAGTTGGGTATATAACCCCCAGCCGCGCCAATCTTCCTAGCTCTTGAAGGAAGACCTATAGAAGCTGCCATATCTTGATTAAAGATAGCTGACCCGTCTCCTCCAGCATAATTAGGGACAACGTATTCGCTACTGTTAGCGACCATAGTTCCTTTTTGTCCACCTCCAAAATTGAAGTTGGGTATAGTCACTGGTCTTGCTGAAGCAGGAGCGCCTCCTATACCCTTACTAATATCTGAGCTTTCTGACCCATAACCAGCAATAGCATTGTAGTTAGGGATAAAACCTCCAGCAGCACGACCCTTGCCTCCTTTAGTGCCGCGCAT